TGCTCAACACCGACCAAGTAGCCGTTGGTCCATTGTTGAGGTGAGACATCTTGAAAATCAGTAGGAGTAGTTGTGTCAAGTGGTGCTGATGTGAGCGTAACACAACTTAATCGACCTGATGCGATCAATGACTTGTCTGTTACGTCAACCGTTGTGTCTTGTGACTGGGTAGTAAGTTGGTATTGCAAAGCGAATTCGATGCCACCAGTGCCACCGGGAACCATTGCATCATTTGGAGCACCATACTGTACGGCGATGTTGTGTATTCTAAGCACCGACTTACCAAGCGCGTCAACATACGCACCTAGATCTACAGATACTTGATTGAATGTAGTACCATTTGTTGGTACGCTTGCTCGGATAAAGAAAGAATCACTCTTAGCCATAGTTTCCTTTTGTTACTTGATAGTCTATATACTTCTTCTAACCCTAGTCTTGAACATCGCCGCTGTTGTGCTGGTGATAAATGGGGTACTGCCCCATGAATCGCCACCGGTTGCTAGATTTTGACCACTACATACATAAGTAACCGCTACCTCCCAATACTATGTGCGTAGTCTGCAACAATTGTTTGAACGTAACAAAATGCAAATATGGAGAAACAATGCTAACAAATGAGTCCCGATCACCAAGAGTTGAAGTGTATTGTCCAATAAACATGCGACTCGTTGTTACTTGTCGGAGGTGTCAAGGATGATTTGCGATTGTTGTCAGGTTATTATCACCGATGTCCAAGTACAATACATCCAAGTTTTGGAGAATTTTGGACCTCACGAAGATGATGAGTACTATCATTTCTGTTCAATCAAATGTATGTTGGGGTGGTATGAATGAAAGTCAACCGCACATACAGCATGGACTACGACCTCGTCATTCAACTTGCTAAGCGAGTCAATCAAAGTGACACTGTCTGCAAAGCAGTCCGCAAGTATCTTGATGACAAAAAGAAGTTTGACATTACAGATATACCAACAACGGTATTGATCGCTGCTTTACAGTCAAGATTTGGTCAATTTGACGCGGAATACAGTTTAATCCAGTCACTTATAGCCATGCATAGGCCATCATGACATATTGCGCAACAGTGTTTCCAGCCACCGAAACCAAAGTACCAATTGAAAGAAAGATGTTGAACCGTATCATACCCTCCAAATTGGTTGTTTTGTCTTGTCTCTTGCTCTCTCTATCCATAAGCCATTGTGCAAACCGTGCGGTTCGTGTTTCTTTTGTGTCAGTTTCATCAGAGGTCATCTTGTTGTCTCTCCTGTATGAGTGTCAGTATGCCTTGCTGCTCTGTTAATGTTACAGGCTCGATTACAACCATGTAATTTGCAACAGCATTTGAGATATTACGAAAGAATAGATCCTGGGTTACTACGGTGTTAGGATCAATAACGCTAAATGTGTTGCTCCTGGAACCTGGAACTGTTATCTGAGATGCCCATGCAACTTGTCGTCCGTCGTCTGCTGCCATCGCATCAAACCCTACCGCGCCTGATGGGATTTCTTTGATTGACAAATATCCCTCGGGATCTGTACCACCAGCAACGTCAGGAGCCCACACATTGAACTGAACGATTCGATACCCATGTGTGTAAATGCCATCATCAACGATTAATCGATGAAATGTGTTCCCTTGGGTTCGACCGCGTAAGACGCGTGTGTTTGTGTTCACTTCTTACCGCCTCGCTTTGCTTCCTTGTGTGCCAACTTGACAATGCGCTTGTGATTGTACCCTTTGCGGTATTTTCCTGTTTTGAGTGTGTGTCGTTTACGCAAGCGCTTGTATGCTGCACCATATCGTCGGCTGTAAGCGCTGACTTTGCGTTTCTTTGTTGATCGAGCTTCTGGAGCATTTGAATTCATCATCTCTAGAAGAGGTGCAAGTTGTGGATTTTGCATTATGAGCAATTGCATTAGCATGTCTTTGTCCATCATGTCATCGACTCCTAGTGGGTGCTACTATTTCCATTGCTAACGCGATCAGGGCGGCGGTTGCTCTAGTTTGCATGTCAGGACTAGAGACCGCAACCGCAAGGGCCACATCCCTCAACGCAAGGTCCCCTTTACTAGAGCAACCGCCATGTGAACAATCACGATCATGTGCTTGACACGCGGCATCGAGTTTGTCAATAGGTTGTACTTCCGCCACCGTGTAATAATCAGCCTCGGCCATCGATTGGCCGTGGACCCAACCGGGGCCGCAGTAGTTGCCATGTATCTGCAGTGTAACACCTCATTGCTGAGAGAGTGCCAAAGCCATGGCAGCATTCTGCGAGAGTGTCTCGACGGTGCATTCCATAACCACTGCAACTTGTTGGAGTCCAAGGTCAGTGCCTAGGCCCTCGCATCCAAGGTATATTTGCTCAACACCGACCAAGTAGCCGTTGGTCCATTGTTGAGGTGAGACATCTTGAAAATCAGTAGGAGTAGTTGTGTCAAGTGGTGCTGATGTGAGCGTAACACAACTTAATCGACCTGATGCG